GAAGAAACATTTTGAGTCTCGATAAAACTACTCAACGACTCAAAATCTTGCAATGTGACAGCTTTGTCTATGATATGTTCCATTTCAAGTTGACGCGAAATAGTGACATGAAAGTTTCTAGCATAAAGAAATCGCGATTTATTAGTAATTATGGGTTTTACAAGTTCAATTGTATGAAACAATTTCAAAAATTGATTTTCCCACCATCTTTGGTTGGGATCGACGATAATACTACCGGGTCCAATAATTTGTAATACTTTGTAAGCTAAATTACCAGCAATAGGTGTGTCCCTTGCTAGGACAAATAATGACATAGCTTTGGCCCGTAGTAAATCCACCTTCTTCTCATTGCGACAACCTAAATAAGATGGGTGGCACGTCCAAAAAAGACGCGTTATGTTTTCAGGTTCAATAATAGTTAAACATTCATCAGGATGAAAAATATTTCCGCAGAATGTTGTGTCAATTAAAGAAGTGACATATTTCATTTTGATTTTGAAACCTAGTTGTGTAAACATTTGTTCAGTATAAAATGGTGTGTTCATCCCTATTATGGCATCATCACCCTCGACAAAACAGTCAACAGTTTGGTGATTCTGTTCAGCCCAAAACAATATATTCATTAAGTTGCTGAACCCATTCCCCAAAGATGTCCACATTTCTCCGGACATACGTGATCCATTAACATAGCCGTCATAGATATCGTTACGAATACGTTGACAGCGCGCCATGTTTGAATGAGGTTGATAATAAGTACGCAAAACATCACGGCGAAGATTGGGGTTATTTACAAGGAAGTGTCTCCAGAGTTGCATCTCTACAGCCGCAGAATAGGCTAATGAAAACCCACCTTCAAAGCTGGAGTAATCCGTCTCAAGCAAATAGGGATAATTTTGTAATTTATTTTTGATAAGAGGGGGAAGCAAATTAGGGTTTACGCCTTTAACGAAGGCTGTATCTCCAGAATAAATAATTTTTTCTATCATCTTGATAGCATAACCAACCCTGACCTTGAATCGATCAGATCGGCTATTTATAAATCTTGGGTATTTAGCTTCCGGATAAAATTCCCTCTTGATAAAAGATTTGCAATCATAATCAGATTCCACTAGTATTGGAATTCCAAAACGTGATATATAATCATAATCTCTTAACATTTTCTTTTTCTTTCGCAGAGTATAGTGTTCATTATCTAATAACCATTGCTCAACTAGGTGTTTTTCTTCATGTTCCATGTTAGGTAAAGGTTTATATTGATTAAGATAACGTTGTACAAATTGTTGTAACAGTAACAGAGTCTGGCGATTTGCCACTGGCATAAGAGGATTCATTCTTTTTGCAAAACCGTTCTTCAAACTAGTTTCGCAGGTAGGTGAGGCAACCCAAGGTATATCATGTGTTTTCATCAGGCTTATTGCATAAGTTTTTGAAACTACGTGTCGATGAATGATAAATGCAATTTGGGAGTTGCGACCTCTCATGGTGTTCCTCATTGGGGGTGGTAACTGTTCCCTCCAATGATCATCATTAGGTATTAGTTTGAGGTGATGGAATTGAATCCACCAGTGGGGAGTTGAAAATCCAACTCGTGTAACAAAGTTTCATTTTTAGCATAATCCATGAATGTACACTTTAAATTATTTTTATATAACCATTCTTTTGAATTATTAAAATCAAATTTGTCTAGACCATTTATTATATTCATAAAAGGACGGCTAATATGTCTACTATCACAATACATATTAACTATCTCTTGGCATGTGCATAAAATATTATCAGGATTTACTTGGTATTCAAGTTTAGAGTTGAGTTGATCAAGTATTTTAGGATATACATAATGTCCAAAATAATATGAGCGTTCTCCTGGAAAGAGTGGACGTTCAGCATTAACATGCAAACGGTTGTACACACTAGTTAAATAAGGTGTTAACGCTACGAAAGCTGAATCGATAGTTGGTTTATGTACAAACACGTTTTGTTGAACCATTGAATTTAATATTCGATTGTTAAGTCGGTGTAAGAAATCAGGCGAAATGCGGGTTTTCATCAATGGTTTAATAGTGTTATCGATGAGTTGAATAAAATTGTTAGCTCGAATCGTAAAGAAAGGGATAACACTAATGACTTGGACCACATAAATTATTGTGCGCAAAAGAACTCGGGCAACACAAGAAATTGCTCCGTGTAATTGGCGATCCATTCGTAATCTTGACAGAACGGCATTGTAGTAGAAGTCGGTGGTTGAGTGGCAGGTATTGAATTGTGCTTGATAGAAATTGTGTCGCGAAAGTTGATTGACAACAGGTCGTACGTCGATTTTAACATCCGGATTAGTTGTTCGAAGAACATTAAGCTGTTGTCGTAAAGCTTGGACTGCAAGTACATTTTGATTAATAATGTTTTGGAAAAATGGTAGAACGACAGGGACCACTCGATTATTGGCTTTCTGGCGTTGTATAAGAATTTCAAGAGTTCGTATATTAGTAATGAGATCTTGTTCATCAACCTGGGAGTATAATATTTCAGGCCCAACAGGATTTGCCAGATTATTCTGATGCAATAATCCAAACAAACCTCTGCTAAGTCTAAAAGTTCGTGAAGTACTGAAAGACAGATTGATAAACCAGAGCGCAACATGGTAAGGAAGAGTTGAAAGCCAGTAGATACAATAGTAGATAATTTTTCTTTCTCTGTAGAGCAAACGAAGTATAAAATAAACGATACTAAGCATAAGTAACATAACAGACGTGGACGCCGTATTATGTAATAACAAGTCAAGATAATCAAACAGAGCAGTACAAATAGCATTAAAATTGTAAAATAATGAACTAGCAAATGAAGATTGCAAGTAAGGATTAAGTCCTCTATAGACTGAATCAATGATCTGGTGAATGAAAGTAACAATTGACATGACAATTATAAAAGTTTAAAGAAAAAGAAAAATTACAGACTTTAAAA